AGGCTAGAAAGCCTTGACGAATTTAAAGCTAGAGTCTTTGGAATTAGCAAAGAAGAACTTCTTTGAAATGGAAAAGTGTCTTTTTTGCAAAAAAGAATTCAAAAGTGAGAGAGGACTACACTCTCACATGAGGGTTCATGGAGGTAAGGAAATTTATTACCAAACTTTTTACCCAAAAGCTGACCTTTACGATAATTCCGCTATCCAGTTCAAAAACAAGGACCAATATTTCTCTTCCTTTTTTAATTCAGACGAAAACAGAAAGGCTTTCTACAAATCTTATTCCAATTTGAAATTAAAAAAACAAACAGCGATAAAGGAGATTTCAGACAACTTAAAATTTAGAAATTGCCAATTTCTTCCAAGTCAGTCTTTCTTTGAGTTGGCTCCTTTGCCTGATATCAGAGTTATCAAAGGCTTATTTAATTCGTGTAGTCAGTTTTGTCAAAACGCCTCTCTTGATCCTTTGTTTACTAAAAAGCTTCCTAAGACCTTTTTCAGCGATAGTCTGGACTTAGATTCAATGAAGATTTTTATAGATTCAAGAGAGCAAAATCCTTTTGATTATAAGAATAGTATGGTTAACAAATTAGACTTTGGAGACTATACTGCTGCTGGAGACTTTTACTCAAAAGTCTTTATTGAAAGGAAGGCGTTGGGGGACTTTGCTTCGTCTCTAAGTTCTGGATATCAGCGGTTTAAAAAAGAACTTGATAGAGCTAAACAATTCAATTCTTATATTGTCATGGTTGTAGAGGGTTCTTTGTTAGATGTCGAAAATCATGTAAACTCTTTAAAAAAGGGTAAAAGACCAAATTTGTCATACGCCTTTCACAACGCAAGAAACCTTTTAATTGAATACGCAACGAATTTTCAAATAGTCTTTTGCAACGGGAGAGATCGCGCTTCTGAACTTGCACAAAGGATTCTGTTTTTTGGCAAAGAAGCTACTGAATGCGATTTGCAATATTATTTATCAAATGTGGACTAAAGGAATACAAGCTGAGAAGTTTGATTTTTCGGCTAGAAAGATCAACGACGAGATTAGAGAGATAGAAGGTTTCATTCCAGAAGATGAAGCTGCTATTTTGTTGTTTAAATTTTTAAGGAACAATATAGGTTACGCCTCTGAATTATTCATTGGAATGAAGCTTTTCCCGTTTCAGGAGATGCTCATTAAATCAATGATGATTGGAGATTTTTCAATGTTCGTGCTGTCTAGGGGTATGTCAAAAACGTGGTCTGCGGCTATTTATGTTATTTTGCAATTGATATTTAGGCAAGGAGTCCAAATCGGAGTCCTTTCGTCTAGTTTCAGACAAGCGAAATTTATTTTACAAAAAGCCCAAGATATTTTAAATAAACCAGCCGCTGTTTTGGTAAAGGATTTGTTTTCTTTCAGTAGAGGCACAGATCAGTGGGTTGTTACCTGTGGATCGTCAAGAGCTACGGCACTTCCACTTGCCGATGGCTCAAGACTTAGGGGATTCAGATTCCAAATTTTATTATTGGACGAATTTTTGAACATATCAAAGAATATATTCCAAGAAGTCATCTTGCCGTTCTTGGGTGTTATTGACAACCCTACAGAAAGAGATGATTTAAGAGAGCTTGAAGACTCCCTTATTGAAAAGGGAGAAATGACAGAGGCTGAAAGATATAAATGGACTGACAACAAGTTGATCCTACTTTCCTCTCCATCTTATACTTTTGAGTATATGTATGAGCTTTACTGCCAATATAGAGATTCTATTCTAGGCGTAGACATTAGAGATAAAGCTCTTGATGAAGAATTTGGCACAGATGCTTACAAGATAATCTTCCAGTTAAGTTATGACTGCGCCCCAAAATCTCTTTATGACAAAAACCAATTAGCAATCGCTAAAAATACAATGTCTGAATCCATTTTCAAAAAAGAGTATGGGGGCCAATTTGTTTCTGAATCAGATTCTTATTTTAAACTTTCTAAAATGGCGGCTTGCACAGTTCCTGATGGGAGTAATCCTCATGTGGAAATAGCAGGGAATCCGTCTGATGAATACATAGTTTCTATTGACCCTTCTTGGTCTGAAGACAGCGGATCAGATGATTTCGCAATGGAGGTGTTTAAACTAAATAAAGAAGAACAAAAAGCTTGTCTTGTCCATGCTTACGGACTGTCAGGAACAGGATTGAAAAAACACATTGCTTATTTTCATTATTTAATCACCCATTTTAATGTTCAAGCAGTTTGCTTGGACTATGCTGGAGGCGTTCAGTTCATTTCTGCCTGTAATGAAAGCGAATTATTTAAAAAGGATGGAATTAATCTTGGAGTTTTAGAAATAGACAATGAATTTGACAAGCCAGAAGAATACCACAAGGACTTAATGAAGTTAAAAAACTCACTAAAGCCTTCTCAATACAATTTTTGTTATTTAAGAAAGCCTACTTCAAATTGGAACAGGCAAGCTAATGAGCTTTTGCAAACCAATATAGATCACAAGAGGATTTGGTTCGCTTGCCCTGCTATTGATGAAGCTTTTGTCGCGCAAAGGGACAAGCAAATTCCAATAGATAAATTAAAGTGGGATAAAGCTAGACCTCCAGAAAGCGCAAAGGGAAAGAAGATAGATTTTTTAGACCACCAAGTTTCTAAAATAGAACAAACAAAACAGCAATGCGCGAATATTGAAGTTGTTACTAATCCTCAAGGCTCTCAAACTTTTAGACTGCCGCCTCACATGAGTAGACAGACGGGGCCGAATAAGCCAAGAAGGGATAATTATTCTGCGCTTGTTTTGGGGAATTGGATGGCAAAAATCTATTTTGACTCTTTTTACGCGCAGCCAGAAGATATACCTTCTGCCACGTTTACGCCATTTGCTATTTAATTAAAAGACGCTGCTTGTTATAATTTCATTGAAAATGTGAATTGTCAAACATTTTTTTCGAAAAATCAACAAATAGTGTAAAATTCAATATGCCGCGCAAGTATACTAAGAAGAACCAAGCATACTGGGCTGAAAAGTCTCTTGGAATGTCAAAATCAAAGTCGGAAAATTCTCAAGAATCGACTTTCGAACCTCAAATGATGGGAGAGCCTTTGATTTCTTTTGAAGAATCTAAGGCAAATAGGTTGTCATCTCCCAACGAAAGAACTAGATCGAGAACTAATAGAGTTACGGCTGGAAGAATACGAGATAAATTCACTAATATCCAAGAAGGGATTCTTCCATACGATTACACTGGCGAGTATGTAAGTATTAAAGATGCAATTGTTTTAACTCAAAAGGCTTATTTTAACATTCCTGTATTCAAATACACACTTGACTTGCTTTCTGAATTTGCCAATACAGAGGTCTACTTAAAAGGGGGAGACAAATCCAGTCGTAAATTTGTAGAGGCGTGGCTTAAAGTCATTAACTTGTATGATTTAAAAGACCAATTTTTTAGAGAATACTTTCGTTCTGGTAATGTTTTTCTTTATGAGCTTAGAGGAAAATTAACGAAAAGCAGCGTAAGAAGGTTTGCGATCTCTAGCGCAGCCGAAAAAAAGGATATTCCCGTCAAGTATCTTCTTTTAAATCCTGCCGACATAGTTGTTAATGACCAGCTAAGATTCGGAGATTTTTCTTACGCGAAGGCTCTTACTCCTTTCGAGATTACGAGACTCAAGGAGCGAAAAACAGAAGAGGCTAAAAAAATGTTCGAAGGCCTTCCAGAAGATGTTCAGAAGCAATTAAAGGCAGACACTGCCTTCTCTACAAAAAAAGAAATACTATTGCCTCTTGAGTTTGATTTGATTCATCCGGTTTTTTACAAAAAGCAAGATTATGAACCTCTTTCTGTTCCTATGGGCTTTTCTGTTTTGGACGACATAAATAAAAAGCAAGAACTTAAAAAGGTTGACCAAGCAATCATAAGGTCTATTGAGAATGTTATTTTGTTGGTGACTATGGGCGCAGAACCCGACAAGGGAGGCGTAAACCATAAGAACATAGCTGCAATGCAGTCCATTTTTGAAAACAAGAGTGTGGGTCGAGTGCTTGTTTCCGATCACACTACAAAAGCAGATTTTGTCATGCCTGATTTAAAAAAGGTGATGGGCAAGGAAAAATACGAAGTATTAAACAGAGATATTGAAGAAGGGCTTTCTAATATCTTATTGGGCGAAAGCAAATACGCCGATACTGAATTAAAATTAAAGATATTCTTTGAAAGATTGAGTGAAGTTAGAGAAAGGTTTTTAAGAGACTTTTTGCAAAAGAATATTAATAAAGTTTGCAAGAGTGCTGGATTTAGAAATCCACCTAGCGCAGCTTTTGTCAAGAAGGACACAATCACAAATGAAGACCTTCAAAAACTTGCAACGAGAATGATGGAATTAGGCATTATCGCTCCAGAGCAAGGAATGGACGTTATCAACAAAGGAAGATTTCCAGAAGCTGAAGAAATGACGGAAGCTCAAGAAAAGTATCTTAAAGAAAGAGAAAAAGGGCATTATTTACCTATGGTTTTAAGTCAGACTCTTTTTGACACAGAAAACGAATCTGCGGAGGAAGAGCTTCAACCAACTGGAACAAAGGAGAAAACAACTGTCAGTGCGCCAACTGGAGGAAGGCCAATGGGAACGGCATCTTCAAAGTTTTCTCTCAACGGGATTAAGAACACAATCAAGCGTTTAAATGATTTTGAATCTAAAGCTCAAGCAGAATATAGAAAAAAATCAGGCATCAAAAGATTAAACAAAGATCAGAAGAAATTAATTTCCGATATTTGTTCTTCAATCGCTTGCGATTGCGAATCTAAAGATTGGGATTCTAAAATTTTAGAGATCATTGATGATAATTCCGCTTTATTAAATTTGGGTGTAAGCGATGGAGTATTGAGTATAGCAGCAGAACACGGTCTTGATGACTATAGTGCGGCCATACTTTACCATTCTGACAACTTTAAAGATGAGTAAAGCACAATTTGTTGGCGACCTAAAAGTTTTAAACGATCCAGAACTAAAGGCATTAGGCATTTCAAGGGCTTCCTTGATTTCAGAAGCCTCTTCTTTAATTCCTGAAAATGTTGACATGGAGAAGGGAGTTGATATACTCCCTGTGGTTTTTAACTTGGCCGTTGTAAACTCTTTTAATGCAAATGGAGATGGCATAGATTCCATCTCTGCGGCAAAAATGGTTAAGAACTTTATTCATAGGCCGATTAACCTAGAGCATCACAAAACAGATATTGTTGGTCATATCATTAATGCAAGTTTTTCAGATAAACAGCCTGACTTTTTTGAAAGAGACATTACGGATTTTATAGACAGAAAAGAGCCTTTTTATATTACGGCGGCGGCAGTGATATACAAACACGTTTTCCCTGAATTGGCTGATGTTATTTCGCAAAGTTCCGACAAGGAAAGTCCTTACTACCAAGCTTTTTCCACTTCTTGGGAGGTTGGATTTAACGATTTTGACGTTGTAGTTGGAGAAGGGGACTCTAAAGAGGTTTACGAAAAGGGTTCTGAAGGCTTTGCTTCTTACAAAGACAATTTAAAGGTATTTGGAGGATCAGGCTTTTATAATGATAAACCTGTTAATAGACTTTTAAAAGGTTCTTTGTATCCTTTGGGTGCAGCTATCACAGAAAATCCAGCAGCGAAAGTCAAGGGTATTTATACTAAAGTTGTAGAAAAAGTAGCTAATGCTAATAAAAAAAGTTCCCAAAATAAAAAAGAAGATGTAACTAATAACAAGGACAGTGATAATTTTCAAATGACCGAAGAACAATTCAACCAATTAACGGAGCTTTTAAAAGGAATTTCAGAAGCTAAAAACTTTGATTCAGAAAGCAAGGCATCTGAAGCCTTTACTGAAATCCAAAAAACCCTCAAAGAAGTCGGAGAGGGCTGGCAGAGCAAAGCTCAAAAAGCCGAAGCTGAAGCCAAGGAGATCGAAGCTGAAGCCAAGAAGATCGAAGAAGACCTTGAAGCTTCCAAAGTTATTGTTGAAAATCTTGAAAAGGAAATCGCAGAAGCTAATGAGTCCATCAAGAGCCTCAAAGAAGACGCTGCTGTAAGAGACGCTGCTGAAAAGTTTAATTCAAGAATGGCTTCTCTCGCAAACGAATTTGATTTTACTGATTCTGAGGAAGAAATCGTTTCTGATGAAGTTCGCGCTTTAGATAAAGACGAAGACTTTGACAAATATGTTGAGAAAGCCAAAGTTGTTTTCGCTCACAGAATTAAGGTAGAAGAAGAGGCTCCTGCTGAAGATGAAGAAATTGAAACTTCCGAAACTTCCGAAGCGAGTGTAACAAATAACAACGGCGACGAATCTGAGCAAAAATCTTTATTCGAAAGAGTAAGAGAAGCAGGGTTAACAGTTGCTTCTTAATTTTAAAATTTAACTAACAAAAACATGGCACAATCTATTACTCGCTTACTTCCAAATCGAAGCATCAATGAAAATGATGTTATCAATTTTTACTCTTTAAATACGGCTTCTGGAGAAGCTGGAACTTTTGTAAAAGTTGTTGACGCTGATTTATCCAAAGACGCTGTTCAGTATGTGGACAGACCAGATGGCTTCGCAAACACTTTAGGCAACGGAACTTCTCAATATCCAGAAGTGCCTTACAAAGTTGGAGAAACTTCTGGAACGGGAGACGCTGGTGCTGTTCTCGGAATGCTCTTGCGAGACGTAAGAGAAACTGACGAAAACGGAGAGAAGCTCCTCTTTTATCCAGACAAAAAGGCACAACTTCAGTGCGTTGTTTCTGGAGAAGCTAACCCTATCGCAACAAGAGGAACCGTTGAGTTAAACGTTAGAGGTCTTGAGGGAGGGGTTGTTCCAAATGTGAATGACGCAGCCGTTCTTGGAGCAAATGGTAAAGTAACTGGAGTTGCTTATTCCGCTCTTAGCACTGAACAAAAAGACGCAACCGTTGGAAAGTTTATCGGAACTGGAATTAGAGTTTCAGAAAACACCACCGATGCTCACGAAGGAGTTTACGCTTATCTTAAATTCTCTATCTAATCAAATAACCTAATTTTATCATGCGAATCGAAATCGAAAACACCGAAGATCAACTTGAGTTGATTAAAGCAATTGCATCCAAAGACCCTCAAGTGGCCTATGAAGCGAAAGCTGCTGTAGCAGACATTGTTGCTCCAGTAATCAGCAAGGTTATTAATACCGCCCCAACTGTTTCTAATTTTTACAGAACTGTTGGATTTGGAGAAGATGAAAATCCCTCTATGCCTTTAGACCTTCTTCACAACATTACTGGAGAAGACTATATTAGAGTTCACTCTCAAACTGTAGCTGGAGGCCTCTCTTCTAACGAGTTGTTTCCTCCATCTGATGAGCTTAAATTCAAAACTTACTCTCTTGATAGTGCTTGGTCTGTTGACAAAAAGTTTGCAAGAAAAGGTCGTCTTGACGTTATCTCTGCAATCTTTACGAGAATGGCTCAAGAATTTCTCTTGAAGCAAGAGAAGACTGCTACGAACCAACTTTTGGGAGCTTTAGTTGCTGCCGACACTAACGTTGGTGCAGGAGTAGCCGCTGGAAACCACGTTATTTCCGCTGGAACTGCAAATCAGTTACAAATTGATGATTTCAATAACTTAATCACTCTCTCTAAGAGAATGTTTAGTTCTTATTCTTCTGGAACGCCTACTACTGGAACTAGAGTCGGAATTACTGACTTGGTTATGTCTCCTGAAATGACTGAAGAGATTAGAGGCATGGCTTATCAGCCTGTTAATACTCGCTCTGGCGCAGTTGACACTAGCGGAGCTTCCTCGATCCCTGCAACAGAGCAGATGAGAAACGAGATCATGGATAGTGCTGGTCTTGCTCAAATTTTCGGAATTGGAATCGTTGAAATCCTTGAAATGGGAGTTAATCAAAGATACAACAAGATTTTTGATGCAGTCAACACTGCGGCGGGATCGCCTGTCACATTTACTCAAGCCGATGATGAAATCGTCTTAGGTATTGACAGAAGTAATCCAGACGCTCTTATCAGACCTGCCATCACCGAAGAAGGTCTTTCTACTGAAGTTTCTATGACACCTGATGATCAGTTTGTCGATAGACAGAAGAAGACTGGTTGGTATGGCCAAATTGAAGAGGGCCGCGTCATTACTGAAGACAGAGTATTGACTGGATTGGTTGTTTAATAGCAATTGATAAAAACCTTAAAAAGCCAATTGCGATTTTTTCGCAATTGGCTTTTTTATTTTAATACGTTATAATATAATATGGAAGAAGAACTAGATAACAAAACAACATTTGATTTCGACACTACTGACGCAAAAAACAGGGAAGAATCTTCTCAATTTGAATTGGATGAGCTTTTGCAGCTTAGAAACGTAAATCCTTATGGAACTTTAAATAAAGACATCTTCGCGTCAAAAGTCGAGGCCATGACCCTTGACGAAATGAGAGTTTTAGCTTCTAGAATCGGACTGACTCCAATCAACAGGCAAGAAGCTTTAAGAGGTAGACTTTTAGATTCTTTTAGTGATTATGTTTTAAAATACAGGGCTACACAAAAGCCCAAAGGAACCTCGGTCGATCCAAATAGCGAAGCTTACAAAAGTATAGAGCATCTTCTTTGATTTAAGTGTAAAATAAGGAGATGAACGATCTTGAATCTCTTGCTAGTGGTATTGTAGAATATTCTTTTCCAGATGACACAGGCCGCTTTCCTGTATCTTTTGTTTCTGGATGGCTTGAAACAAGTATTGGTGAACTGAATGGATTAACTCACGAAGACTTTTATATAGACTCTACTGGAGGAATTGGCCCAAGCGGTTTATATCCTGTTGAAAAAGAAATATTCTCAAAGCTTTATGAGATTAGTTATTATGAAAGAGCAGCGCGAGAAGCGTTACGAGGAGTAATTTGGGGCGGCTCTGGAAGCCTTTCTGATAGTGTTACTATGGTAAAGGAGGGAGACACTACAATACAGAAAGTAAGCAAACACCAAGTTTCAAGGTCATTCTCTGAATTTGCCAAACAAGCGAAAGATAGTTTGCAAGATTTAATATCTCAATATAATATCCAAAAGTCATCCCCTATTCAAGTTGCTGGACTTGATGGATATGCTGAATAATAATGGCCTCTTCTTTGTTTACAGATGATGAAAAAGATGACTTGTCTGATTTGCTGGATAACGTCCACGAAACATTCAAGAAGGTGATTTATGCATTTGTTGAAGAAAATTCAAATACGCCCGTAGACCTTAATTACAATCCTATTTACGGCTCTTACAAGGATGAGTCCAAAGGTATAACAGATAAGGTTTTAACAAAAAACACAATTAATGCCAGAGTTAAATACTTTAAAAAGGGCGAAGAGGACAAGCTTGATGATACTGGACTAACTTCTTCTGAAAGCTTGGTTAGGGTAAAAGTTACGAATGCAGACAAAGAGACTTTATTAATATCTTCTTTTGTTGATATTGATGGAGAAAAATACACAGTAGTTTCTGACACTGAAGTTATTGGACCTTTTGGCTCTCAATACTACAAACTCTATTTAAGGAGGGCTACTTAAATGGCTTCTTTTAAAGTTAGAATAGACAAATCCTCTCTTATGAGCGAACTTTCTAATACTGAAAATTCGAAATCAATGAGGACTCTGCTTGAACAAACCGTGGAAGATAGGGTGGAAAAATCTAAACAAGAAATGGAGAATGATTTTGCGAATCATCCAGTAACTAAAGAGTTAGATAATGGCCCATCCTCTTCTAATATCTCAAACACTTTGGGCGGTTATGGCAACTTGTTTTCTTTTATAGGTTTTAGTTCGCAGGAAAAGCCTGTCGCGCAAATTAAAAAAGAGATTGAAAAACCTGTCAAAATTAAGGCAAGAAAATCAATTTTTAGCAACGGAAGGTTTAAAGTAGAAACTAATATTCCAACTCAAGAGTCACTAGAGGACTCTGGAAAAATCCCTTGGTCAACTGGACTTAGCTGGCTAAAAGGTATTGAAGAAGGAATTTCAGGATTGGGATTCTTTATTTTCAAGAAAGACGGTGGGCTTTCTTCTAGATCGAAAACTGGAGTTCAAACCAAAGCGGATAAGGGAAGGCAGTTTAAGCCAACTCCTTATTTAACTAAAATTTATAAAGACTTTTTTAATAGCATTAAAAAATGAAGGCTCAATTTGCTCACGAATTAATATCATCATTCTATTTGTGGTTTGAGGGCAAATTATTGTCTTCCGATTCGAAGGCTTACAAGACGAATCAACAAAACACTTTTGAATATGTAAATTTTAAGGATATTCCTTCTTCTTACCTTGGATACCAAGGTAGATTTAGGCAATTAGTCGCAGATGAAAATGTTGACGTTCCTAATTCTGGAGTTTTTATTGATGGGAGTTTTGTCACAGGCTCTTCTTCTGACATCTTTATAGACTACAACGATGGAAGAGTTATTGTCCCTCAAGCAAGCGGACAAAATTTAAATATAACTGCCAATAATACCGTTAAGGAGATCAATACTTATCTTTCAGAAGAGGATGAGGAGCAGATATTGTTGACAAGCGACTTCATTGACTCTTCCGACTTGTCCTCAAGCAATCTTTTTGAAAAAACCAGCAAGCGTAATAAAAAAACATATATTTTGCCAGCTTGTTTTATCAGGCTATTGAATGAGACGAATGAAAGACTATCGTTTGGTGGAGAAGATGATACCACAACAAAAGTAAGAGTAATTGTTTTAGCGAAAACAAACTATCTTTTGGATGGAGTGCTTTCTTTATTCGCCAACACAGAAACAGAGTGCGTTTCTAGAATTCCTTTTGAGGACTTCCCTTACGGATATTTTCATAATTTAAAGAATTTCCCCTACTCTTACTCATCTTTAAGTTCTAATTATGACTCAAAAACATTTATTGAAAATGTATCAACTTCCAAAGTTGTCGATTCAGTAACCCTTGACAAGATCGAAGAAAACTTATTATTAGGTTTTATAGATTTTGATTTATCAACATACCGTTACCCAAGAGCATAAAGCTTGTGTAATTATTTATAAGTTAACTTTTCCAATTCATGGCTAAAAATAGAATCTTATCAAGCAACAAAGCTGTTTACGTCACAAAAACGGGCGTTTTTAACAATGGTGGTCCTCACCTTCCAATAAGCGCAGTGTCTGGAGTTGAAGCGACTCAACTTCATAGAGTAGATAACTTCTCTT